GCCGCAGTTGTCAGTACAACGCCTAGCTCTTCAACGTGGGGGCACGGCCCACGCCTACTGAACCATAAGGTCACACCTTCGGGATAAGCCACCCTACGGCCGTAGTGAGTTCGCGGTAATTTGCGATATAGCTGTGCTCAGCCTACCTCTCTACGGCACAATGACACCCAATACTGATGTTGGTGCCCACGGTGTTCTGATTCCCCTCATCGGCAGCTGAGGGGAGGGAGTCCTGGAGTAGCTCAAAGGCTACTGTGAATTAATGAATTAAAGCGAGACTTTAATTATAGGCACCTAAAGTGCCTAATGCTTCCGTCGACGCGGTTCCTCGTATAGTGCAGGATCCCATATTTCAAATGGGATCATAGTCTTCGCCAGACTCACATTATACGGATTGTCTCCAAAGTCAGCTGACAGCATCCGCATCTCGTGGTCATGGGAAAATGATGGCACTACTTCCCGCATCAGCTTGCGCTGCTGTTTGGTCAAAGGACCAGCTTTGATAGCGCATATTGTCAATTCCTCTTTGACGGAAGCAGTTTCTTCAATGCCGAGTCTCATTGCTTCGACACTGTCCAGGCCAAAGTCCTTCACTTGCCCCGCACTAATGTGCGCTAAGCCCAAGGCCGCGAAATATGAAGCAAAAGGCCCACACTCGCGGAAATTTTGGGCACGAGCCAGCATGGCTGCAGCACCCACTTCATGAGTCTTCTCGGGCTTGGAAAGGAGTTCTGAGGAAGTACTCCACGAGGATGAGGCTATATTGCGAGCTGGTTCTGGGACGAAGCTGTCCGTGGGACCACGCTCGTCACACAGAAAATTATAGCCCGTGAAGGTGAATAGTTTGCGTGCGTACACAAGCTTCATATTGAAGCCTAGTTTAGTCCACAAGTCCATGATGTCCTTCTCATACTTCTTAATATTCTCAGTGGTGGACAAAGCGGAGTCATCCCCTTCAAAAGCGTACTTCAATGAGTATACAAGACCGTCAAATGCAGACTTGTACTCAGTACGAAGTTCTAGACCTTTACGGCCTTTTACTTTAGGGACCATCTCCCATGGACATTCGCATATTACGCACAGCCAGCACACATAATTAATTAGCCAATTGAAGCAGCTAGTGCCTCTATGGCCTGATTGACGGATGGACTCGATGAGGATACGAAATGGTGTAAGGGAGTGGTCTCTCACCTTACACTTCATGTTAAGTTCCGGCTTCTGCATGTCTTTAAGACACTCGTTAAGCCAGGATTTGGGTACTTCTGCATCCTCACCAAGTACTTCAATGATGTGCTTGATAATACGGTTCTCCGTTTGTTTCCGTATATTCCAATTACAGCAGGCGTCCCAAGCACTGCCGTCACCTTCAATTATGTGGGCATCCTTCTGCCTCAAATGGGCAGCGACTCGCTTCATTGCCTCATGTTTAGACACATGCTTAATAGAGGCTTGCTCGAAATACTCAAAGAGCAGTTCCTCAAAGCACTTGACTGCAAATGCCATCATCACCTGTCCAGAGTCTCCAGTCTGGATGATTGGACGAGGTGCCTTGCCTTTAGAAGGCAGAGCCTCATTCTTCTTGATTTGACACTCCTGCTCTATACGGCATTGCAAGTCACTCAATGTCTCAATTACAGCATTGCGCCAGCGCTCAGTACTCCACTTCTTTGACTTCATTTCGTCAAATGACGGATTCTCTTCTCGCCAAGCCACGATTCTATGACGGTTAAATACGTGCTCAAGTAGAGCGTTCACCGTCTTGTAAATTTTGCGTTCTTGTTGTTTCGTGGCCTTATATGGTGGAGGACGGATACGCTTAGCAGCTCCAGCCCTGATATTCCCTATAGTGCTTCCAAAAGCCTCAGTGGGGATAAGATCAGGGCCGATCTGCGTAGCACATTGCTGTTCGTCAGGGGCACATTGTCCCTGACCACTCACTCGTTCTTCCTCTCCATACTCATTTCCCTCTAGGCACACCCCAGGCATTTTGCCATCCTGGACATCAGGATTGGCTGGTTCTGGTGAGAGTGTTGGACGCTCGGGGGTAGCGAAAGTTGTTTTCGCAGGGCGGCCCGCCAAAAATCGCCTAGTTACGCCTGGTACACCATCCATGAATGAGCGCATGGCAAGCGGTGCCCAAGAGCACAGTGCTTGTTTATGCTGTTCAGTGGTCCCCAAAAGTGTGAGGTGGTGAATGAAAGTGGCGTGTGGGCGAAATTCGGCTCCCTTCTTCCCTGTGGAGGCTGCATTGACGGCACGTTCCACTGTACCCACAAGGGTAAGTGGCAGCGGAATTTCGACTCTCCGCTGAGGGTCAGCCCCACACAAAAAATGCATGAGGTTCCCACAGAAGCCGCGTTCCTCCACTTGGAAGGCTTCGCAGCGACTGCATGAGGGTTCGACCCTAATTTTGTATGCCCAGCATTCCTCCTCCGAGCTCCTGTACTTACTCTGCAAAAATTGCAGTTCATGTCGATTGCAGTACAGGCATGGCCTCACGAATTCATTATGCAGTTGGACCCCAGCATAAGCAGTGGGGAAGAGGTTCTGCATAATGAAGGCTTATAGTAGCACGCGTAAGCGCCCTCCCCAGCCAATGGGAGGCAAAGTTTGTCTCATGCAAATAAGGCGGACTCCCTAAGTGCTTGAG